CACACAACTGGTAAAGGAAACAGTTGGTGTAGATTCAGAGGCAGCCGCGATCTTACCGAAGAGTGACATGTTGCCACTCGTCTGCAAAACCTGCCATCCGGTTGGAGTGTTGACGGTTCCGGTTCCTGAGTTACGGATATCGGCCAGCATGAGGAAGGTATCGCCAGTAGCATAACCAACTGGAACACCAGGAGTTACCGAAGCATTGTTACCGGTTGAAGCCGTACCAGCCGCAATGAATGTCGTGGCAGCGGCAGTTACTTTACCTGTGTCATAGACGAATGTGCCGCCTGAAGTATTGATCTGCAATTGGAAGGCAGATTGTGTGTCGCCAACATTTGGGTCACTAAATGTCCAGGCGAATGTAGACGCTGAGGTAGCATCGAAATTCGACTTTGAGGTCAACGTGGGTGCAGTAGGTGCCTGGTTGAGTGGATCGGCTACATAAACAGTGGTGTGTGTAGAACCTGCAAGATTAGCTACGGCGATAAGAATTTCGTCGCCCTTAGTGTTTCCACGATGCGTGCGAATTGCCAGGTTCGTTGATCCTGATGCACCAACTGAACTGTTGACTTCGTATTCGTCGCCAACACCGAGGTATGTGTTCATGTCAACAGCGGTACGCATCAATCGACGGCTGTTTGCCTGGTGCAAGTAGTAGATGTAAAGCTTTTTGGATACCGGATCGTAAGCCGCATCCCAAACAGGTGTAGTCTCCAGGGCTGAGTTGCTTGGGAATGAGGTAAGTGCGTTTGTGATGGTAAGTTGGGCTAGCACTGAGAAGACGCTGGAAGTTCCGAAGTTCTGGCCGACGACAATTACAAGACCTTGAGCAGTATCAGGATCTGAATCAGCACTAACACTGATGTAGGCATTGGCATCAATACCGATAAGACGGCGCCTACCACCGGCGTCCTTGCTTCCGAACACGATGGTACCTTCATCAGAGCGCGTTACGGCAGTGCCACCTGCATTGAGAATGTATCGCCAAGTGTATTGGAAGTTACCACCACTGCTAAAGATATTATCGTCACTGTACACTGATGAACAGTATCCACGTGTATTGTCACCAACGGCAGCGGCTACATCCAACAATGTTCCGGTTTCATTCACATATGAAGTAAAGTAGGAACCGCCAATGTTATTAGATGTAAGTACGCCACGAGCTGAACCACTAGCACGAAGCAAAGATCCAGTACCAGCAAGCAGACTCTGACAGTTCAGGAGAGCATAAGCCATGTCGCCTGTGACGTTAATTGTTCGGCCGTTTGCATGTGAGACAGCCGCCATGATAGTTCCTGATGTTCCAACATTGTGCCAAGCTACTGCAACGTTGTTGATAGAAGCCTCAGAGTACGAGGGCATAGCTGCGGTGAGACGTGTGGCTCCAGTCCACGTAGATCCAACGCCCTTTACGTATGCTTTCGCTGAGAGCGTGTTTGTGTTTGTGTTGGTAATTACGTAGATGTTATCTGAAGCATCAACTGCAACTGCCCACTGTTGGGCACCTCGAATCGCGTTTGCGCCACCAAAGTCGCCTGATGCATCCACCTGGTTCGCCAGATCAGCAATAAGAGTTGCCGATACCCCGTTGTGACGATAAAGGTCAATGGATGGACTGAAGGTAGGTATTACATTCGCTTCAATGTATACGTGATCACCATTCGAGAGTTGTGCCTGTGCTCCAGCAACTCCCCACAGCTCAGAATTCCGAATACTCAAAAACGCAAGGTAGGGAGAGTCTTCAGAACCTGAACCCTCCCAACTCGCAATGTAGCACTCTTCATCCACTGTTGGTGTGGAGGCATTGATAACTCGGTCAGATGCCACGACAAACCGCAATGTGCCGCCAGCAGAAGCAACTCGACCTGCAAGAGCATCAGAACCAGCAGACATGATAAGATTAGTATTGTTCTGTGCTGAATCAACGTGTGCGTATTGTGTGAGCGCAGCAAGCTGTGTTGTAGTTCTCCAGTCAGCGGTTGTCATTGAACCGCCCCAGTCGTATTCGGCCCAAACAAGAGCACGATTGACTGAGGTGCTTACTGTGGCGTCTGAGCAAACACTCAATTGAGCGGTTGACAGGAACTCGTTGGAGGGGACGCTGTAGGTGAATGAAATGAAGGCTTCACAGACAAAGTAGTTGGGCGTGGCGAACTTCTGCCCCCAGCGCATGTTATCGCCTGAGTCGTCTACAATAGAATACGTACCTAGACCATTGCGCGCATCAGAGTAGGAAGTTGAGAAGTTTTCCATAAAACCATCAGAACTGCTACCGAAGGCAATTGTTACAGTCACTTCTTTCCCTTCCCGTGAGATTTGATAATGGAAATCATTGCTGCCAATGGATCTTCGCGATACTTCCGACCTCTTACTTCGACATCTCCCAAAGGATCACGTGTCAAGTAAGGTGGATTGAAGATCCGGTACTCAGGAACATCTCCGTTGGGTGACAAGTAAATCTCGACGCCATTGTGACTGATCGGCGTTACCGAGTAGACCTTTACATCATTGATGCATACATTGTCGTCCGGTGCAACCTCGGCCAAACGATCATTGAAAGCATCAATGGTGCTTTGTGCTTGCAGTGCACCAATCTTGTTTGAACGCAACTCGCCGAGCTTCTTCTGCCGTGCAATTACTTCGTCTGGCCACTTCTTTGTGTCCAGATCTTGCTTAGCCACTGGAATATCTTCTTCCATGATGGCTTGGATCTGCTCTCGAATCGTAGCCTTCTTCTCGTTCACGCCATCACACTCGCAGAAGCGCCTCGGAATTGCCGGGAAGTGGATTGTACCGAACTAAACAAACGCACTACATCGTCTACGTTCTTAATCTTTGAAAGGTCTGCGACCATGTTGACGTAGTAGTTATTGACAGTCGTCGATCCGTTCTGACCGCTCGGCGTCGAGGCAAGGGTGGCTTTATTGATAATCTGGGTGCTCATCCGACTACCACCGGACTGCGGATCTACCAGAGGTGAGTCCAGAAGTTCATTGGTTCGACGCAATACCTGAATGGATTTCTTGCGCTTCGAAGATGCCAGAGGAATGTATGCTTCGCCACCAGTTTCCGGCTCCGCCCACATTCGCCATGCGCCTGCGCGAGCAATCTGTGCTTCGTGTCGTTCGGATCGAATACCACCACCTGCGTAGGATTCAATGACACCACCGTTGGCGCGCATCAGGAAACCCATTGACAGACCTGGCGGAATGTCAGCCTTTACGTTGATGTTAATGGTCTTTGATCCAGGCACCCGAGCAAGAGCATCCTTGACTGCCTGAATGCGTTCTTTTGCATCGATGTCGTTGATGTTGACGTAGGTTCCAACTTGGCCAGGAATCTTCAGCAGGCGGTTTGCGTAGTCGATTGCTTCCTGCTTGGTCATGCCCATTTGAATGGCGGTCGCGATGAGCTGTTGACGTCCAGCCGCAGCAGCAGCACCAGCAGCTTGATCCGCAGCAGCTTGCCCCTTAGTTGCGAGAGTCTCGTCATAGGTTGCTTGGACTTTGCCGATAATGGAGTCACGCAATTCGAGCAAAGCCTGACGGTTGTTGCGACCCTTCTCAGTGTTCGCGTCTGTTGTTGCTCCGTTTTCCTTAGCGGAAGCGGTTGCGTTGTCGATTGCCTCCTGGTAGGCCAGTTCAGCCTGCTCAGAATCTACTGCTGCGCCATTCAGGGCATCCAATGCGGCCTTAAGGGTTCCGGCTTCGGTTGATGCGCTCTTGAAACTGTTGGTCAAGTTTGCATTTGCGGTACGGAGCAATAGAGCATCGCGTTCGGCATCTGTCATGGAAGTTCCTACACCCTTGATCTGTCGGGCGTAAGTATCCATGTGCTCACCGGTTGCGGTTTTGTTCAGTTCGGTCCAGATTGCGTTCATGTCCTTGGAATATCCACCAACAACAGGCATCCAGCCCGCCATTGCGGCGAATACATCTGTGGATTCCTTGCCGAACTTCGTGACCTTGACCCAGCCAGAGGCCAATGAGTCCAGAGCTGAAGCAAGGGTATTGATTGTTCCTTCGACAATGACAAACAGCAGTTCGATACCCGATGCAGCAGAGTCCGCATTATCCGCAACAGTTTGGAAAAGCTTACCAAGTGACTTACCCGTACCCTCAAGGCCAGACTTCAACTGGGCTACAATCGGCCCGGCTGCTTCGATGGCGTTGGTGAGTCCTGGCATCAAGTTCTTGACAAGGTTAGTGAAGCCTTGTGTCAAAGGTTGTACGTATTGTGCAGACTTAGCGAGAGCTTTGCCCACGGTAAGGCTGATGTCATCCCAGCCAGACTTGACAACCTTGATTGCGCCTTGCATGGCCGGAACGAATGCTTGAGTTGAAGTTGTCAGGTTCTGAACGATGGATTCTTTGAGATCGTGCACTGCGTTTTGGATGGCTTCATCGCGGAAGCCCATGGCAATACCGACAGCCAATGCGCCACCAACTGCGGCTATGCCAATACCACCAACAAGGGCAGCCCCAATTGCTGGTCCCCAGATCGCCGCCAAAGTTGCTGCAACTGGAATAGCCGCAGCGATAAGCAATGGCTTGAGCTGGGTGGGGATCGCATCCCCGACTTCTTTGAATCCTTGTCCTGTTGCAGTCACTACGCCTTTAGCAAATGTCTTACCGAAGTCCAGACCGGCCGAAAGTCCACGCTTAAGAAGGCTGGGCTTCCGCTTTTCGACGTCCTTGTCGAAGTGTTCGAAGAAGTGCAGGCCACCCTTTTCGCCCGACTCCTTACCGAAGACTTCGCCAATTTCACCTCCGGCCTTCTTAACCTTCGTCTTCGAAGCACCAGAACTGAGTCCCTTGGCGACCTCGTCAGCAGCTTTTTCGGAGGACGCCTTGGCACCAGCTTTGTCGACGTCAACCTTAACTTCAACAACAGCTTCTGCAATCTTAAACGCCATGATCACCTCCCTGTGCAATCTCGAATACCGCTGGGAACCCTGTGTTCGGTGATGCTACGTAGTCTTGATGCACGGAGATGATCGCTGGCCTTGCTTCTACTGTTGGCACGTTCTTCAAATGTTCTGGAATTCGGGTTGTATACTGCTCTTGTTCAGGTACATCAAGGTGTTCAGAGAGTTCGAAGGTAAGATCGCCAGATTGCAGTCTGTAGTGCATGACTCCGGGATAAGCGGCCATTCGCTCGCACAGGCTCAGGAACTGCATAATTGGTAGTTTGTACGGTTTCTTGATCCTATGGATGGCGGAGAAGTCCGATAGCAGATCCTCTTCATATTCGAGAATCCAGGCTACCTCTTTCGTCCGCTCTTGGATTTTCCCGTTACTCCGTTAATAGCTCCAAGAACTTGAGTGCGCAGGTAATCCCAGATAGCGTTCATTTCTTCTTCAGATACCGCATCACATTCGGCCAGTGCGTCCAATGCTTCTGGACCCATCAGCTCATCGATACAAGCTGTGATTGCAGCCAGTTCATCAAGTCCTGAATTGACCAGACGCATCAACTTGATTGCATAACTGGCCGGTACGGGATCGACAATCTTGTACTCTACATCATCGATCTCGAACACCGTAACCTTTTTCGGTTCCGGCCGATCCTTCGTGTTAATCTTGATTGGTTCCATTACCGCAGCCTTCTTCCGTCTGGTACAGCAGAATTACGTAGCGTCGATCCACTTGAATGGAGCAGTGGAAGCATCGACATACATTGCCCCGAACGTTACCGGAAGCAAGTACTGCCCATCCTTCTTGTATGCTGTTTCGACGTTCGAGATGGACATTACCTTACGCGCAATGAAGCGCCGGGTCTTCGCTGTGGTCGTTGTTGGCGCCCAACCGTCGACAATCACAGCCTTAGACGTTGGGAACATTGCAGACTGACCGAAAGCGGGGGTCAGTGAAGCAAAACCTGCACCCGTCGCAGAAGTCGAGTCGTTCAGCGTCAATGCAAGATTGGCCAGCGTACCTTCTGCAAGGTTCGTGGAAACCTGTGCATCACGCTTGGTCAATCGGCGGCCTACCACGTCGGGGACCTGGTCCACTTCGAGTTCGAAGAAGTCCATGTTCACAGTAACCATGAGGCCATCGTTGGTGGAACCACAGTCAGTCCATGCAGAAGCTGCTGGAGCTGAGTTCACTGCGGTATCTGCCGGTTCTGCTGCACCAAACGCGCCGGTAAAGATCTGCCCTGGACCTGCCAAGACAGCGGTGGCGGTTACGGTTGCGCTAGGTCCTGCCATTGCTTTTTCCCCTCCTCAAGAACTTCCAATTTCGACTTCCACTGAGGATGATCTCGCCAGTACATCCAAGGTCTACCTAGTGGAAACTCGACTTTACGAATTTGGTCACGTAGTGCCGGGAAAAGGTAGGCAAGTTCGGCAGGATCTTGATGGAGAAGTACCTTGCCACCATAGGAGAAGTATGTCTCCGAGTTCACTGCCCACAGAGCATACATCATCCTGGGATCTCCACCCATCCGAGGGCCAAATCAGCTTCCATTACGGCGTATCCGGCAGTGTTGCCCTCAATTCGCCGTGGTTCAGAAGTCAAGTAAGCCGTTTTCACGATGGCCTGTCGATATCCAGAGCGCAAAGTGAGGGCGAATCCCAGAAGCGCGTAGTTCAGTGTCCCAGCACGAATGTATTCCATAAGATCCGCAGCTTTGTCCCAAGCAGGGTTCTTAGAGTTCAAGTTCATCGCGTATGCTTCGATCTGAATGACCGGATTGTTGAATCCTACATACATTCCAGCTCCGCCACCCACTACTGGACCAGCCTTCACGAATCCAGAAGCAGCCCAGGTGGTGTTATCGGCCGGAAGTTGAGTAGCTACAGAGTTTGCCGGAATACCTGGACACGACTGAAGCCAGGCAACGGAGACCAACTCCGAATTTGCTGGGCGCATCACAGGCTCCTTGCCTTGTAAAGTGCTCGTCGCATTGGTGCTTGAGCACGAGTCCCTGGGTGGTGTACAGTCTTTCCGTAAATCTCGCCCTTTTCGCGATCTGCGAGAACTTTCTTATTCTTGGCTCGGATGATGTGCGGAGCTGTTCCATACTCGACCCAGATCATCTTCTGTGCATTGGACCCACGCACAAAAATCCGGCCGACAAGAGGAGTCGTCTCTTTTCCAACGTGCGAGACGAGATCCCCAGTATCAACCGGAGTGTATCGAACAACATCCCGGAACACCGCGTTCGTGATTGGCTCGGTCACCTTGTCATGAATGATGTCTTCCAGTTTGGCTTGCCATCCTGGAGCCATCTTGAACTTGGTAACCCTAGCCGAAGTAACCACAAACATGTGTGCTCCTTCTATAGCTCGATGCTTTTACGGCAATCGAGCAGATGTTGTTCGATCCCAGTTTACCCAGGAATGCTCGAACGCCATCAGTTGTGAATGTAAAAATTTGTTTTTACGGATTCGAAGCGCTTATGCGCTTGAGGTCAAGAATCTCTTCGGAGGTGTACAGGGGATTCGAGTGTTGCCGCACTGAAATCACCCAAAAGTACCGGTTGTTGATTTCGTCGTAGATCTTATCGTTTTGCTGAATGCCGGTTCCGTCAGGAACTCGACCTGTTACAAAGCGTATCACCTTCGGTTCGCCAGTGATAGGCTCATCTACCGCCCGAGATTGCTCTGTGATTGACGCAGAAAGTCCACTAGCCACCGTAGTTTCGTTGGTAACCGTGCCCGAATACGAATCAGTAGCGGAGCTGCGAAGCACCGTTACTGTTGTATTCGGAATGACCCACATGTCTGCTACTTCCCGATGCTTGGATACTTACGATGAACAGCGGCCCGAACTTGCTTCTTCTGTGCAGAAGTTCCGTATTGTGAAACCCTAGACAATGCGTTTCGGGCATGTGCAATATCGTTGATTGGGTATTTCCGCTGTGAAGGAATAGCGAATGAGCTACCCTTCAACCGATTCCGCTTACCTGCGGTCAGCTTTGCCATATCTACCACGCAATCCGACGCCAGCGGACCTTGCCTACTGAATTCTTCTGGAAGGCGGAGTTCATTCGGATGGAAGTATTTGCACCACGAAACAGATTGTCAAGCATCTTCAGGGCAACTGGTGAGTAGATTCGGGCAGTTCGCGGAATCTGGGAGATGTTGAAGGTTACTGAGAAGCCATCCTGAGACAGCGATTGGACACCATAATCAGTGAGTACCTCAGGATGTGCATTCAAGTACACAGCTTGCCAAGCAACTGCCCGCTGAAGCCAGTAATAAGCACTTGTGTCAGCGTCAGAATCTCGCCAAACGCGCTTTACTAGAGCTTCGATCATCTGTTGGGCAGAATACGTTGTCGCGGAGGGCACTGTGACACCCGTCAGAGTTGTCACATCTGCATCAGATGCCCATGTGTTTGCCATTATGTGCCCTCCCTTCGAGTTAAGGTCCGGGGTGAGGAAGAAGGCTTCTAAGAACCCACCCCGGACCAGCTTAACTATTAGCCAACTTCGAGCACAGATGCAGCAAATGCAGAAGTCAGAACGAAGCCCTGCCGTGCACGAGCCTGAACAACGTGCTGAAGAGAGGCAGTGTTGATCTCAGCCGGAATGAATCGGGTCTGTGGGGCAATCCGGTCACCGCGAACCAGGTACTGACGGTTCACGAAAACGACCAACTTCTTGCCGGCCTCAGTCATGTCGAATGAAGACGAAGTCTGAGCACCGTAGGAGAAGTACGCCGGGTAACCGAACAGGTTGTACCGAGGTACAACACCACCACCGGCCATCAAGCCCGAAGACTCGACGAAGATCGGGCGGTTGTCCGTACCGAGAATGCCACGCACCGACTGGAGCAAACCAGGGTGAATGATGATGACACCTGAGTCGGGAGCCCAGAAGTTCGCCTGCTCACCCTTACCCAAAGCGGCGTTCATGTTCGCGTAGGTCAGACCACCAGTACCCGTTGCGGTGTAGTTGGTGTCTGAGGTGTAGCCAATGTTTGAGTCATTGGCACGAACAGCCGCGTAAATGGAGGTGTACGGGCGCTTCAGTGTGGCAGTACCAGAGCGGGCGCCAGTAACACCAATGCAGGCATTGTCGTACTTCTTGTGGAATGAGTTCATCCACTGTGCAGCGTACTGCTCGATGGCATCTGCCGGAGAATCTTCGAATTCCGACTCGTTAACAACGAACTTACCGTTGTACAGGTAGTCGAACATTGAGACGGTGTCTGCAACGTTCGTGTCATCTGTAAGAGTCGGACCACCGTTGACATCGGCGTTCGCGTAACGCGGAACATCGGTCTGCGTGGTGGAAACTGGGCGACGACGAGCAACGTCGTAGATCGCCGAGCGCTGAAGTTCCTTGCCGACAGCAACATTGTCGACATCAACTGGAACCCAGCTCGTGATGCTTACGTTAGCCATTTCTCACCTCACTTAGAATAGATCCCGGCAGTTAAGAACAACTCCGGGTTATAAAAACCGGAATCGCACTCAAGCACACAGGCAAGTGAGGCGAAAAAGCCCGCAAAAATCTGTCACACTGGGCAGATTCTCATGGAATTGTGCGTTTCGAACTACTAAAACTTCGAGAAGTGGCCAAACGCACCGGCCTGACCACTCTCGATCGGCGTGAAGATCAGTTACGACCTAGCAGCATTATAGCACGTTGTCAAGAGCGGCGTCGAGGGGCTCGCTGACCATAGATACCGTAACCCTGAGCAATCACTTGCTCACCGTAGGACGGCTGGCGCTTCGTCGGCTTGGTGGCTGCGGCAGCTTGATCAACTGACGGAGTCCGACGCCGAGGCGAACTTGGTGTAAACGCCTTGGGATATTTCTCTTCCATCTCTTCCAGCCAGTCATCGAAAACCGGCTCATCGTCGTCGTCGAAATCAATCTCAGCCGACTTAATCTTGCCCACAAGCAGGTCGATGAACTCAGGATCTGCACCCTTTTGCACGAGAGCAGCCTTCGCGCCAGACCGAATAGAGCGTTCCTGCCACTTGTTCAATTCAGCAGCATGCTTACGCTCTTCAACGGTCTTCTCATCAGGAGCATCCTCGCCATCGCGAAGCTTGCGGTTAGCAATCCGCAGATTCTTCGCTTCGCGGCGAGTCTTCGCCAGCTTGTCTTGTAGCTTCTTGAATTCCTCCGGCGCCTTGCCCATTGACTTTGCAAGGAAATTCACCGACTTCGCTAAACCATCAATGTCTGTGCCGGATTGTTTAGCGACCAGCGACAAGCCGGATAAATCCTCGACTGTTAGATTTGTGATAAGGCTTAAATCATGCAGGCGGTCTAGCGCATTGATTGAACCGTTGATTAGTGATGTGATGCCGACAAAGGATAATCCGACACCAATGGTATTAAGTGCCGAGTTAATTTGTAGCACGGTTTTTGAAACTAAATTGCTGGCCTTGCGCATGTCTTGCGCCAATCGCGCAAGGTTAGCGAACATTTGAACTTCAAGTGACCCGGCTGGATAGCTCATAGGTCAGCCAGCTTTTCGATTGATTTCTGCATGGCTTTTGCTGTTACCAAAGCATGCATGTTGCCATAAGGTGCGGGGCAATCCACCTTGGATGATATATGGGATTGATTCAGGTATTCGATTGATAGTATTCGCATCGTCCTGGCCTCCCATGAATTAAGATTTACCCCTTTATTGCGTTGCCATGCTTCAATTTCGCCGTTAGTCAAAGGCACAGCGCCCATACCGCCTGCCATCGTA